GTTCCTGTTTGAAGTGTTATATCTCCTGAAGATGTTTTAGATGTAATAGTATTTTTTCCAAAAGAAGTTTTGTTAGAAACCCCTATTACACCACCATTTGCTGAGCCAGATTTACTTCTTGGCATTGTGTCCTCCTATGCGGACACCCAAGCTGTGCCGTTCCAATCGTAAACTGTTGGTGTTTCCGCTGTGTCGTCTGATTTAGTCGCTTCCCAACCTTTAGTGTTGTCAGCGTTATATTTTGATTCGTTCCATCTTGTAAAATATCTTACATCACCTTCTTCTGTGATTGAAGGATATGTAACTGGTGGTTGCCAATCATCATTATCATCTAGTGACCATGATGCATGAGGTTGTGGCACTATAAATTTATCTTTTGAAAAATCATAAATAGTTCCAATTCCTGCGTATAATTTTCTAAAATTATTATTGTAAGAAGTTTGTTTCCAAGTTCCACCTTTAAAAAAATTAACACACCATGTTTCACCATCAACGTGCATATCATTTTCTCCTAGAGGTCCCGCTGCTGTAGATACATCATTACCTACAACTACAACTCTTTGAACAACCCAATTTTGTTTTGAGCTATCAAATTTATCTGTTTCTTGTTTTAATTCTGCAAAGTGTGCCATATTTTTATCCTCCTAATTTATAATTTATTTTTAACTTACAGTCAATGTCCCTGATACAGTAAATGTTGCAATTTTATCTCCTCCAGGATGTGTAGATACTGCGTTTGTACAAGGAGTTACTGCAAAAGTTCTAGCACTTGGTCCTCTTACGATTACAATACCTGAACCTCCATTAGCTCCCGAAGAATTATTAGGAGAAGGTGCTCCACATAAACCTCCAGCTCCACCTGCTCCACCACCTGTATTTGCAGATCCTGCAGTTCCATTACCACCAGAACCAGCTCCACCAGCTCCACCACCACCAGCGCCTCCAGCGCCAGGTTGTGAACCTTTATGACTTAAACAGTTTGCACCTCCACCACCACCGCCAGCGTACACTACGCATGATCCATTAATATTATTAGGAGCTCCAGCTCCACCAGCTCCACCATCTCTTCTACATCCAGGTCCAGTGCCACCAGCACTTCCTGCAGCTGTGGCTCCACCGCCACCACCACCTGAATATGACGTGCCAGCATCAGCAGGAGAACCTATTCCACCTGGATTTCCTTCTGGTGGGTCAAAACTTCCTATATTACCAGCACCAGCTGAAAGTGAATTTTTACTTGATCCAGAACCTGATCCACCATCTACTCCCGGTTGAACTGCGCCTTTTCCTCTAGCACCACCTGATGCTTGAAAACATGTTCCTGCTCCAACAATTGAAGAGGCACTACCAGATTGTGCTGTACAATTTGGTCCATAAGGTGGGCCAACGTTACCAGCTCCACCACCTCCAACTGTTATTGTATGAACTCCTGTTCTAAGACCTAACGCATTTCCTCTAAGTGGACTAGGTCCATATCCTGATGCACGATAACCTCCAGCGCCAGCTCCTCCTGTTCTATGTCTACAAGAACCACCGCCTCCAGCTACCACTAAATAATCTATTGCAACTGTTGCAAAAACCCAATCGTCTGCTTTTACTTGCTCATAAACTGTATTCATATCCCAAACACCTGAAGCACTTTTAGGTCTACAAATTGCTGGCTCTTTAATTAAAACTATCCCTGATCCACCTGCACCACCAGTTCCAGATCCAGCTCCAGCTCCTCCTCCACCACCACCAGTGTTTGTTGTTCCTGACGAACCGCTTCCATTACAATTTCCAGCGCCTCCACCACCTGATCCACCAGCTCCTGCAGTAGTAGGACCTCCGTTTGATCCACCACCGCCACCACCAGCGTAAACTCCTGAATTAGGTGCACTTGGAAAAGTCGAACTTACATCTGCTCCTGATCCACCTGCTCCTGAAACGTGTGTCCCTGGAGCTGGAGATCCTGCTCCACCTGCTCCACCTCCACCACCACCAGTATTTCCACCTGGTCCTGGTGAGTAAGAACCACCACCTGGGTTTCCTTGAGGAGGAGAAACAGGAGGTGTATTACCTGATCCACCAGTTGCATTATTATTAGAAGAACCACCTCCAGATCCACCATCTGCTCCTTGAGTGTCACCATCACTACCACCTCCACCACCACCTGCAGAAGTATAAGTTACACATTTTGCTACGATTGAACTAACAGCACCTGAAGTTCCTTTTGCTGGAAGACCAGGTGCACCTGCACCTCCTCCGCCAACTGTTATTGGTATTGTAGAACCACCTGTTGTTGCTATTGGAATATTTCTTAAACCACCACCGCCACCACCACCCGATGATTTGTTACCACCACCGCCACCACCTGCAACTATTACTGCTGTAATTTCAGTTGTGTTTGGTTGTAATGTTAAACATCCAGAGGATGTTTTTGTTGTGATAACTTCACTTTGATTAACTGCTGCTTGTACAGTATTAGGTGGTCCAATTATTCCGCCATTTCCAGCCATAATCTAAACCTCCTATGCGTCGTCTATCACTTCATATGATACGAATAATGTTAAGTCAGAAGCAGCACTTGCTCCGCCTTCTAATACGTCACCTTCTTCTAAATAGATAGGTGTGTCTAATAAAACTAAAACCGCATCAGCTGGAACTGAAACAGTGCTAGCTATTTTAAAAGTTGCTCCAGAAACAGATGATCCTGTTGCTGCTGAAGTTCTTGTTGCCTTATCAACTGCTACAGTTACATCAGCCGCGTTTGTTCCATCAATGTTTGCAACTGAAATTCTATTAATTTTTACTAATTTATTAGAAGCTACAGTTAGCAATTCTGTAGTGAGAGTTGTACCCAATTCAAAACCTTGAGATTCTCCTATAATGGATGATACTGATACTATATTTGGTGCTGCCATAATTTACTCCTTTTATCCGAAAACGATCGCCATTGCAATAGCTTTTCCTGTTGTTGCAAGACCAACGCCATTGGCCTGTACCTCGCCAGTCCCTTTTGGTATTAAATTTATGCTTATATTTGTATCACCACCAGTAGCTGAAATTGAGGGATTATTACCCGTTGCAGCGTTAGTGATGTCAAATTGGTTTACAGCTGATGCTGTTGTTTGAAAGATAATTTGTTCGTTTCCGTTCTCATCATTAATCCCATGTGCATCATCAAAAGCTATATTAAAATCGTTTGTATCTAAATCGCCACCTAATTGTGGTGATGTATCAGATACAATTGATGCCAGTCCTAAAGATATATCAACAATATTTGGATTAGTACTATCATCTGCTTTAGCAACTACTAATTTATCTCCTTTGTCTGTAGCAGAAAATGTAACCGTGCTTCCTGAACCAGATGCATATTTAAATTGAACTGTATGAGCTCCTGATGTTGAGTTTCTTAAAATGTAAAAAGTTTCAACATCTACAGGTATTGTTACAATTTGATTTCCTGAAATAGTTCCTGTGAACTCAACCATTCTATGTTGAGCTGTTCCAGTTGTATTTCCATCTACAACAGTTAGTGCAGTTGTTTGTGCTCCACCCGCTATTGATTGTGAATTAAAACCACCAAATAGTTGTGAAATAAGACTTAAATTTGTATTTGTTTTATCACCCCATGTACCGGCGTTTTCACCAGTTGCTTGAAGTTCAACACCTAAAGGTGTAAATGTTGATGCCATAAATTTCTCCTATGCAGCGTCACTATAACTTGTATTTGATCCAGTTGCAACATTCGAATACGATGTATTTGAACCCGTTGAAACATTAGTATAAGATGTATTTGAGCCAGTGTCAACATCAGCATATGCGAAGATATTTACCCCTCCCACACTAAATGTTGCTGATTGACCTGTTAATCCAACCTGCATATCGACCACGGATACTGAGCCAATACTAGCACTAAATGACTGACCAGTTAATCCTAAGCCCTCTTCTACTGTTAAAGAACCAACACTAGAAGTCATACTTAAACTTGATGGTTGAGCTACAGCTCCACCTAATCCAACTATAGATCCTAAATTAAATGATGCTGATAAACCTGATACTAATACTGTATCATTTGGTATAGTAACAGTTCCTAAACTAGATGTAATTTCTTGACCTGTTAAAGATAATTCAAGTGAAGATGATCCAGTTGCAGTTCCTTGTGACAATGTCATTGATTGACCAGAAGGCTGAACCGTATCATTTGGTATTGTCACACTACCTTGTGACAAAGTCATATCTAAACCTGTTAAACCAACAACATCAGCAACAGCAGGTGTTCCTAAAGATGCAGTCATAGACTGACTTGTAAGTCCTACTGTCATTTCTATAGGTGAAATAGATCCAACAGAAAAAGAAGCTGATAAAGTAGTATCTATTACCACAGGAACAAAAGCTTCACCTTGTGAAAATGTACTTTCTTGACCAGTTAATCCAACAGTCATATCAGCAACTGTTGGTGTTCCTAAACTAGATGTTATTGATTGACCTGTTAAGGTAATTACTTGATTTGAAGTTTGTCCCCAAGCTCCACCACCATTCCAAGCTTGTGCACCCCAACCAGTTTTAAGAGTTGTATCTTCGTCCCAAGGCGCTTGACCCCAGGTAAACCGGCCCCATCCTGAAGATACCGACATGGTCGGCCTCCTACGCTAATCTAATTATTGCTGAAGAAGAATCGTTTGTAGGAAACTCTATTTTAAAAGTTCCATTACTAGCTGTTTTGTCACCACCAAATGCAATCACACAAACAGCATCAGTTGTTCCTGAACCACCTGCAGTTGTTGTGTTGTAAATCAAAGCTCCGTTTGCAGTGAAAGAAGCTGAAGAATAAGTTACATCAGAAAAATCTGTAAATGCAGTTGTACCAGTTAATCCAACTCCTGTTCTTGTAAGAGTTGCACCACCTGCAGAGTATGCAGATCCAGATGTGTTTGATATTTCATTTGATGTTGAATAGTCAGTTGTAGTAGCATCTAAAGATGCTGAACTAGTAAATAATGCAATCTTAAAAGTGTGTCCACCTGATGAAGCAAAATTGTGCTTACCTTGTAAAAGCTCTTGTTTAAAGCTTGAACATATTGCTGATGATATTGCCATAATTTATCTCCTATGGGTTTACTGAGTTTACCGGTATTCGAACAGTGCCATCTGTATAGTCATCTCTTCGTCTTCTACCGACTTGCTCGTTAGCAAACTTCTGTACTTCTTGTTTATATTTATTTTCATATAAAGTCAACATATCTATCGGACCTTTTAAAAACCCGTATGCCTCTGATAGACAGCAATATAATAGGCCATTTGGAAAGTTGAGACTGATGTAATTAGTGTCATCATTTTCTAAAAGATTAGGCATTTTGTTAAAATGAACTTTATATCTATATGTAGTGTTAGGGACCGGAGCCACTATAATACGACCTGATGTAGTATCTGTATTACCAGTTGCACCACCAAACATAGCATAATATTTAGGTTGACCTTGAGCAGCGGAGGTTCCGGTTATATCTTGATACTCTTGAAGATATGTTATATCTTTTTTTTCTAAATATCTATTAGCTCCAGTTGTTTCAGATCCTGCAGTATCGTAAACTTGTATAGCTCTAATAAACACGGCTCCTGCTGGTGAATTTATAGATTCTTGTCCAGCAACAAAATTACCTAATTGTTGTTTTCTATCTGCATCAATAGGCACATCTCTAAATATTCTATATTGTGCGTTTAAAATTATGTTTTCTAAAACATCATTTGTTAATACATTTGAATCTGTTTCAGTATAACTTTTAATTTGTGTTTTTAATCCTGATGCACTTAAACCTGGCATTATATTATCCCCGCTACCTCTCTACAAATAGGACAGCTTTTTTTGTATCTATTGTGTGTCCCACATTTTACTGCTTTACCATCAACATCCGTATAGATAGGAGTTTCTGGTTCTGCCGGATCTTCATATAATTGAAGATGTTCATCCTTTTCAGGACATGCACATTGTTTAATACCAAATAAACTACATATAAAATTTTTTATTTTTTTAATCATGCTGTTACCGTGACTGGTCCTGCAGATGCAGACCCGCCTCCTCCTGTTTCAGTTATACTAGATGTTGTAGCTGTTGCAAAGGTATAATTATCATCGTCTACTCTAGTAATTAAATAACCTGCAGCTAAATTTATTGTTGCTGCAGCCACTCCTCCAACAACAGTTGAATCTCTAAACCTAACTCTATCATTATTTGATCTACCATGATCAGGTTCATTTACAGATATTGTTGTAGATCCATTTGTTGTTGTAAATGGATTTAATGGTAAAAGTTTTGGAACAGCTGTTTCTGTTCTATCAGGTCTAACATTACGCAAAGATATAGAATCACCATTCATAGGTTTTGGTTCTAATTGTGGTTGTTTTGGTTCAAATTCTGAT